TCCTTTGTGAAGGACAACACCAAATGGAGGATTCACATAATTTGACTTTCCCCACTCAGCGTCAAGGCCATCAAAGTTATCTGGCTTTGGATATGGGCAAGGATCAAATGTAAATGCAAACTCATCGTTGAGTTGCCTATAGAGTTCTGGAGGGGTAAGCCAGTAATGCTTGCCATCCTTGCTGTTGCCTTTCTCAAAACTCATTTCAACCCACGCCTCTTCTGCTCCGCTTGGATAGCGGCCTCAATCTTCTCGCATTCAGACATAAAGAAGAACTCATCCTTACACACAGGGCATCTTGTCCTAGTAATGTTTGGCACAACAAAAGGTTCTAGGTTGAGTTTCTGAACGCACTGCAACTTGTAGTCACCAGTAATTTCGATTGTATTTGCTTTGTTACAAGTAGGGCATAGTTCTTTCGGCGGCAGCATCCCATTCTCCAAAGCAAATTCCTCACCAGCGCGCATCATCCGTTCCGACATATCCCCAACCTCCTCAATCCACCAATCATCCTTCGTGACGCAGATGGTGTAAGTTTCCTCGCCGTAATAAAACTTATGCTTTGTTCCTTCAGTGTCTTTCATTTGTTTCTTATAACTCAATCGCCTTTTGCGATGCAAGCACAATATCCTGCGCTGTAATATTCCGCAGAGCGTTACACCAGTATTGCGTCTTGGGAGTCTTGTTGGTCGCATCCTTACACTTAGCCTGTGGCAACCCAGCGTGCGGACGGCAAGGTGCGTGCGGGCAGGTATCGGGCTTGAATACCGATACGTTCTTACTATAATAAGTCATTCTGTCGGCGGGATCGTAGCTGCCCCACAGCGACACACACGGCGTATCTAACCCAGCAGCCATGTGATTTACACTGCTATCTGGTGCAACAACAAAGTCAGCCCCGCTAATAATCGGGAACAAGGAACGCACAGCCTTGGTGCAGTTAAATAAGTCAATCACCCTCGGATGATCCACCTTAAAGTTGTTTGAGTTATCCAGCCCAATGATGACAGCGTGATGTTTTGGGTAAGCCTCAAGCAACGCCAGCACCGCTTCCTGCCCCATCGTTGGCGGGTAGGTACGGGTAGGACCGCTGGACGAAACGTGATAAGCAAAGAACGGACTAGGCAACGGCCACTTGCCCATCGCCTTCAACTCTTCATGGTCTGGCTCGATGAGATGTAGAACTGGCTTACAATACTTCGCCATCGTCTTCTCATCCCACACACCCATCCACTCATAGATCCTCTGGTAGCAGTTGCCAGGACCAGTGCCTAGCTTTGTGTTGCCAACCTGCCCGCTGAACAGATCGTCAGTAGGTAGGTGAGCATCGAATGAATCCCAAGCTTCCAGAGAGGACGGCAACGGCCACAGCTTTGCACCCAGCCCAGCGTATAGAGGCAAGTTGCGGGCAGGAGCGTAAACCTCCACAACCCCACCCGACTCTTGCACCAAGTAGTTGACGAACGCAGTAGCGATGATCGCGTCACCAATTGCACCAGCGCGGTACACGGCTGTTGCACCACCAGCAGCACGCCCTTTGTAGTACGGCTTGATCTTGTGTGGGCAAGGGATTGAATCGTCCCAAGTTGGTCCAGTTAGCTCATCTGGCAGCACATAGGTAGTGCGTGGATAGAGCATATTGTCATCGACTTTGTGAATTGCGTTTGTGTTATTTGTCCATAGTTTCATTTGGCCTGCCTTTCTATTTTGTGCATGAAGATCGGAGTCTGCTCACCTACATAAGCTCCTGCAATATTAAAATCAAAGTGTTCTAGTGCCTCGGCATAGTCCATGCCTTGCTTCATAAGGCTTTCGATGATTGCGTCCGCATCATAGATCGCGCATAGATCACTACCGAACGCGCTACCCACACCGACCAGCGCATCATCAAATCCATCGGCAAATAGCATCGTGTGTGCATCATCACCGAACTGGTCAAGGATGTCTTCTCGTATGCTCATACGCTCTGCATCTGGTAGGCGTGGTCAACCAATTCCCTAACGCATTTGGAATACTCTTCCTCTGCACTGCTGTAACAAAATATCTCGGTCCTAAACCCACCAGCCTCAAGCCAAAGCCTCCATCTCCAGTACTTGCCATCCCACTCCTTCTTCACCTGCATCGCCAACTCATCCTTGCTTTTCATTCCTCACCCACCACTTCCTTGCACACTAGGCTCGCTGCATCCACCATCGTTATGATTTGGATCATATCCACAGAACGCCCGTGAGTGGCGCGGTTACGCTCCAGAACAAGCTTCTCCCTGGCTATGGCAAGCATATCCCGCGCCCACTTCAATCTGTTCTTGGCCTCTACATTCATTGTGTATCCCTTTCTTTAATGTCATAATAAAACGAATCTGTATCCTCCGTCACCCACTTGTCACTCTGATTCTCCACGCTTGGCAGGTCGGTATCAACCCGAAACTGCTTTAGGTTATCGGGCAACTTCTTCGTAACCCAATTCGAGTCTCGCCAGAAGATTCGGTTGTTAGGCATACAGAGTAAGTAGCCATCATCACCAGCGAAGACATGACCGCACTTGTAGTCGGACGGCTCATCGCTGTAGGGATTGTTAAACCAATCCACAGTAAACAAGTATGTACCCCATACTTTAGTTGCATCCCGCAACAATATCTGAGCGCGATGATAGGCCAAGAAGCTGTACTCGGTTACGGTCACGTTCTCGCTAAAGCAATCCCAAAGCTGTTTATAGTTGAATGGGATGTCGGCCTCTGGCTCGTGAGTGTATATCTCAGATAGCGGCACTCGACTCCGCAGCATTCCAGAGTCAGTCATAACGTGGAAGGTTAGGATTGCCCCAGCGCAAGACTGCAAGGCAAACACATAGACGTTGTAAAACTCCTTGTCCGACTCGGTCTTGGTAAAGAATGACTTTCTCACCATAGCCTTGAAGCTAGGGATGTTCTCGTTGAGCGTTGCCATTACAGCCACGCAGGTCCAGTAATCCAGGCAACCAACACCCAGCGTGTTCCCCATATTGGCGCACGCGCTCTATGCTCGATGTAGGACGGAAACCAGCAACCTGCTCCTTGCTCGCGAATAAACTTTGCGTTCTCGATGTCAGCCTTGACCCGCAAGCCTCCACCCAAATATTCATTAGGTGCGGACAGGTTAACCACCGCAGTCAGCTTACGATCCGATCCAGTAAACGTATCGTAGTGCCACCAGAACTGCTGGAGTGGATTGTACTTTAGAATCTGCAACTGCTGCATACCAGTAACATCAAACCTCCAATGCTCTGCGTTAATGGAGCTAGTCAACTCCTCCATAATGTTATAGATCCAGTTATTATGCTGGGCGTAAGGAATCCAGCAGGACGAGCAACTTCTGGCAAACGACCTGCGCGTAGTTCCATCCTTCTTCAAGACAGTAGCACGCTTCATCCCGATCACTTCCGCATCCTGACGCAGCATCTCGCACTGCGTCTTGGTTAGGACATAGCGATCTACTGCTGCCGTTAAAACCTTCTGCTTAAACTCGTTCATTTGAGTTCCTCCAACATTTCCAGCAACGCCTTATTCAGCGCGTACTCAAAGCAAGCTTTCTTGTCTTTAATAATATGCTGACGGCCTGCTTCGGCCAAAGTCTCGTAAAGATCATCGTCAACATTAACTGTGATCTTGACTGACTTACACTCCTCAGTCTTGACCACATCAATATATTTCCCTGCTTTTCTTTTCTTCATAGATCCAGTTCCTTTCTTATATAGTCAATCAGTTTGAAGATGATGTACAACGCACAGTAGATTGCCGATAATGTCATCGAACTGTAAAGGACAAACCAACCGATTACCCAAACAACTCCAGCCATATCAAGTAGGCAGAACATAGTCGTTTTCCTTTAGCTTCCGTAGCAACGTGCGGTTGTCGATCTGCACCCCACTAGCCCTGCACCACCAGGACACAACGCCTGTCTTGAAGTCGCGCAGTAGCTTCTGTACTTCGTGCGAGTTCTTATATTCAAGTGCATCGTTGAGTGGCACGCCAGTGTGATCCTTAACAATCTTCATACCCTTAACCATCCCGCGCTTGCGCAGCATCCGTAGGTCGCGGATAGCTTGCAGTGCAACCTCCCCAGCCAACTGCTGCACCCTGTCATCGTAATCACCGCGACATAGCTGGGTTGACCTCACCGACCCAGCTCCACCAGCTTCGCTTCGTCAGCTTGAATCTGGTTAGCTAACTTGGTTAGATCGTTCGACTGACCAGCGTAATGAATAATCATTGCGTCCTTGTAACGGTCCAAACCAAAATGCGACTCCACGCTGGTCATGCAATTGAATGACGGGTCAAGCTCGGTTAGCGGGATGTTCCATAGGTGCGCCATCACGTTGAGCCAAGTCTGCTCGGCAAAGTGGTTTGGGTGTAGGCCAATCGGCGGCATTGATAGAACACCAACCGCCTTGGTATGAACTACGAACACGCCAGTGTTGACATAGAACTTAGGCTCGATCACACCGCCGAATGCACCAGCCAGCTTGACCATATCTGGCTTGCGATCCAGATAAGCTCCTTCGTCAAAGGCACAGAACACGCCAGCGTCCTCGGATAGCTTGGGGCAATCGTTTGCAATCAGGACATCAGCGTCAACGAATGTCACCTGGTCGTAGCCCTTGGTTGCCATGATGTTTCCAATGGCAGATTTGGAGTATTGGGCTGGATGGGTAAGAGGCTTGTCGATCAGAATGAAGTCAGTGCTATGGCGTTTGCAGTACGCCTCCATCCTCGGCCTAGTCAGATCAATAATCTTCTGCCAATCCTCACCGAACGATTGCGTGACTAATGCTTGTTTCATTTGCCAGCGTCAAAATCTTCTGTTGCTTGAATGGACAAAAGATCATCAGCCTTTTCCAGCAATTCCTTGCTTGGATTCTTTATGTCCTCAGTAGCAGTCGAGATTTCAATCTTTGACATAGTCACATTGTTGACCACCTCGGCAAAGTAATGTTCCCTATAACCAACTGGACCAATATCTTCTGTAATCGTGTCAATCTCTGCGTTGCCATACGCAGTGTACTTTTCTCCATTAAACTCAAAATCAACACTTACATCTTCCATAATCATAATCTTGTTACCTCTTTCTTTATTTGCGCTAACGTGAACAAGCATCGTACCAGTGCGCGCTCAAGATGGTCAACACTTGTCTCGCCGTTATTGTCAGGACAAGGCGAGGACTTGTGCAATTGCATTTGCGCTGTGGCTAGGTGGCGTACAGCGCGAGCAATATGGTAATCGTGAGTCGGCCTATCCTTCTCCAGCCAATCGCCGTAACCAGACTTGTCCGATCCTTTGCCCATCACGCGCCAGACTATCTCCTGCGCAGCGTTACCCATCTCTTGAATTGTTGGTGCAGTCATTTTGCAAGCCTCCTATAAAATTCGTCCAGTAATCCTTCTAGCCATAAGACATCTGCTGGGTCGATCATAACTTCATCCCAGGAGGCGTGTAATCCTTTACCCAAGCCCATACTTTCTGCATGGCGCAGAAGGCAATGCCAGCTTGGTAGAGTTCGTCTTCGTCCCACACTTTTGTTTCAAGCTTGGTAGCATCGTTTGACGCTAGGACCACCGACACGCAGGCACACTTAGGATTCTCGCTTGCATTCCTGTATGCCCAAAGCTGCGCGCAATCTGTATCGTAGAAAGGATCGTACTTGGGATTAACCTTACGATTCTTTAGGTCGATGATAGCGTCACCAATACCGCGTAGCTTGACGTAGGCATCACACCTTCCCGCATAGCCTGCGCCGACAAGACCCTTTTCGCACCAGTAGGTTTTCTCAATGTTTGCATCGGCCCACTTCTTAAAGGTTTCGATGTACGGAGCAAGTGTTTCATCGTTGGATACGGCTCTTCCCAAGAGGATGTTTTCCATTTCCGTGTGCATTTTCGTGCCGTGTTCAGCTGCCTTCGTTGTTGATTCTTTAGAGTCCTTAACCACTCTTCGAGCGTAGGTTTCGAGCGTTTCATCTGCCTCCTTCGGAAGCGTGAGCGAGGACATAATGGCCTGCTCAATCTTCCACGCCGTCAATTGCGGCTTATCCATAATGCCAAGCACGCTGGTTACGGATGGGTACAATCCCATCTGGCGAGCATCGGCTACGGTTGTGTTTCTTTCTTTTCCGTTCTTGCCAATCACAACGTGGGCGGATTCACCCTCGGCTGTGTACCAATGTCCCGCCTGATCCGTTTGGACCAGACGGGAATTAGTAGGCTCTTTCGCTGTGATTGTAAGAGCCATACAATTTAGAATGGCACTTGGTTGCCGTCTGCGTCCACCTCGACCTTAGTGGCCGTGGACTTTCCAGCAGCGGTAGTAAACTCCTTGGATGCGCGGATCTTCTCCTGCAACCAATCGGGCATATCGTTGAACTGCCCAGCTTCACCCTGCTCGATCTCGTAATACAACTGATCGTTGGTGGTGGTAGCTGGTGCTTTCATGCCCTTGGGGAGCTTGGATGCACCCGCGATTGCGCAGTATTGCCGACCCTGCTGGCTGGTCTTGTGGATCAAGGTCAGCATAGCTGGCTTGCCAAGGAGGTTCTTCAAGCTGAATGCTTGGAGTTCCTTGGAGGTAAAGGTCTGGCCGCGCCATTGTTCGAGAAGCTTGCGAAGGCTTGCTTTCTCTCCAAGGCTGCGGGTCTGCTCGATGCTAACTACCATAGGCTTTTGGACTGTGGTGCGTTTGCCATTCTCCTCGACCTCGAACTCATCGGTTTGATCGGGCAACTCAAAGGTCAAGCGGACTTTAGGTGTC